ACCTAAAGCAGTTAACCATCTGTGAACTTCAAGATAATTATTTAAATCTTCGTCGACCTTAAAAGATATAGTTAAATCTTCATACGATATATGTTCGCCAGGATATGGTATTCTTACAAACGGATTTGGAGTATTTAAATTCGTAATAGATAATCCTGGAATATTAACTTTCTGAATAAAGAAATTAACATGAGGAGCTTTCTTAATCTGGAACTTAAAGTTAAGAGGACTAAGGAAATTATGATTTATTGGTGTGTTATCTATAGCTGTCATAGTATTCTCCATTTCAACTATTTATAATAAAAAAGAGGGAACCGAAGTCCCCTCTTAAAGTTTGCGGCTTGAAACCGTCTTCTTCCTAATATTACATTAGGTTGTTTACGATGATACGACGATAGTAAACGTTACCAGTACCAGCACCACCGATAGCAAGACGACCAGCGCCCTTAATTGAACCTTCAGCGAATGGGTTTGCAACTACGCCGTAACGAGTCTTGAAACCAATCTTAGGCTGGAAAGTGCCCTGATCAACTGCACGAACCATCTGTAGAGGAACGTATGGGCAATAGAATAGTCCAGCGTCGAATGCTGAAGAACCCTTATAGCCAACAGTTAGATAGTTACCACCAAGTGCGTATGGGTCGATATATACCTTTAGACGACCGTTAAGAACACCAGCGAAAGTATTACCAGTGTCATCTACTTCTAGACGGTTGCTGTTAAGAGCAGGAGTGTAGTCGAGAACACCAGCCATCTGTAGAGCAGACGCAACGTCTGAAGAACAGATAACCATGTTACCCTTGCCACGACGAGTCTGCTTGGCAATCTGGTTAGCTTCTCTTTCGAGCTGGAACATAAGACCCTTGAACTTTTCTACTGACCAACGACCGTTTGAGTCGGTGTCAAGGTCGAATACGCCCTGAGTAGTAGTGTTGTCCATAGCACCCTGAGTAGCAGTGATGTTAATAGTACGAACGATTTCACGATTGATTTCTGCAAGAACTTCTGCTGAAAGGATATTAGCAAGTTCAGTTTCTGCATCAAGACCATGAATTGCCTTAAGATCCTGAGCAAGTTCCATAGTGTACTCAGCCTTTAGAGCACGAGTAACAGCAGTTACAGTAACCTTTTCGATTGAGAAGGCCATCTGTGGGAATACGTTACCAGAATCAACACCAAGAGATTCGCCAGCTGCAGTTGACATACCCTTACCAGTATTGTAAGTGTTAGTTGCTGTAAGTGGTGAAGTATTAGTTGCGCCTGGGATAGTTCCCTTGAAGCCTTCACCGAAGGTGTTAGCATCGCGACCAGTAAGACCACCCTGACCAGTGAAGGCAGTGTTAACTTCATTGTAGAATGTTTCGTTGTCCATAGTTCCGCCGTTAGCGAATCCACTAGAACCATCCTGGTTGCTGTAACGTGAACGCATTGCGAAGATAAGACCAGTTGGACCAGTCATTGGCTGAACGCCGCAGATGTCATAAGCAATGAGGTTAGGCATTGCACGACGTACTAGGGAGATAAGAACTGGATCGAAGGTATCAATACCACCAGTACCAGCAACGGAAGAAGATCCACCGATGAAGTTAGCAGGTAGAAGTGATTGTGTTTCGTTAAGTGACTGATAAGCTCCTGCTGATTCTTGAAGAGCCTTTTCAGTGTTCTCAAGCATAATAGCAGTTACGGAGCGGCGGTGCTGATCCTTAATAACGCCAAGAGCGTCATGATCGAGAACAGGTGACCACTTGTTTTGAATTTCCTCAGCTAGATACATTTAGTTTTTCCTTTCGGGTTTTTAGAATATAAATTATTTATAAAAAATTATTTCTTAACTGTTCTTGCGAGAGCCTGAACATAACGATTAACACTTGGGTCAATGTTACCGTTTGTTGTTCCGATGTCGCCTTCGAATGTTTCTTCGTTTATATTAGAAGAATATGAAGTCTGTTCAGTCTTGAAGTAGTTCTCTTTAACGATCATTAACTTCTTTGCATAAGTATCAAGATCGCCATTGAACTCAATTCCCTCAACTAGAGCGCCAAACTTTTCCTGTTGTGTTAATGCAAGGTCAGAAGCAAGTTCTTCGAAAATTTCTTTCTTCTTACCGTCAACAAGATAGTCTTTTAGTTCTGAATTTTCAGTAATTGTTTCGTCAAGCTTTTCTTCAAGAGCACTTACCTTAAGAGCAAGAGCTTCAAGAACATCGACCTTTTCCTGTGGCACAGAAATATAGTGCTCAGAGAATAAGTCCTTCAATCCTTCCATGAACTCTTCCATTAGTTCATTACGAAGGGTTGATTCAATAGCCACTTCGTTTTCCTTCATCCAGTTCTCAACAACATAGTCAAGGTATGTGTCAAGCTTAGAAGTTACTTCTTCAGTAAAAGTAGCAAATTCTTCGTTTAGCTTTGTTTCGAATTCTTCTTCGAGACGAGCCTGCTCAGCAATTAAACGAGCGTTAATAGCAGCTTCGAATAATGTTGATGCGTTTTCCTTAAATTCTTCTGATAGATCCTGACCATCGAACATAGCTTCAACATCTTCCTTGACGTTTAGCTTTGGCATTGCGTCACGAGTCTTTGGTCCCTTTGATGATACAGCATTAGATGCCTTCATATCAAGAGTAGCTTGATTAGAACCAGACTTATTACCTACACCATAATCTTTACCTGGACCAAACTGTCCCTGAACCTGATTGAAGAATGAAACCATTTCGTCCTTCTTCATACCGTTCATCATATGAAGCATATTAGTCATCATACCAATTTTTGACTTAGTAAGAGCTTTGTCGTCAGAAACAGAACGAGCGCCTGGCTTAAGAGATGAAGCTGCAAGAGTCGATTCTTCAAGGTCGGTATCTTCCTCTTCTTCCTGCTTGGCTTCTTCCATCTTACGATGCTTCTTGCCTTCTTCTTCCTCTTCTTCGCCTTCTTCCTCTTCTTCTTCACGCTTCTTAGCATGATGCTTCTTCTTAGCTTCCTCTAGGGTAGCTCTGAAGATATTTTCAATATCGGTATTTTGTTCTTTAGCCATTAGAAAAATCTCCTTAATAGAATTTAATTTATTTATAATAATTTGATGTTTGATGTTAATGAAGCGACATAATTTTCGAATATAGCTAATTGCTTTTCTTCGATTTCATTCATTGTCATTTTCTTTACTGCTTTTTTAATATTGTGAACATTTTCTTCTAACCAAGTATCTTTAACTGGGTCATAAATCCATTCAACGCCTTCCATAATACCCTCAACAAAGGCATGAGGCGCTGAAGGATCAGCAACAATATCAGCAGCTGTCGCTAAACGATAATCACCTTGAACTTCCATAATGCCATCTTTTCCTGGCTTTAAAGAACCCATACCACGTGAAGAAACACCAATCTTACCGCCTGACTTTAAAAGACCTTTGGCGATATTGCCCATTGGAGTGTCGGTAAGTTTTGCCTTACCAATATAGTTATGACCTTCTTTTTTAAGGTCAACAATAATATGAGAAACTCTATCGAGATTAATAGATGGTCCAGCAGGATGACCAAGCTCACCAAAAGCTCGGCTATGCTTTACCATATCTTTCATGTATCTACCAACTTCTTTATCCAAAATTTCAATTGGATAAATTCTACCATTACGGTTCTTCATATTTCCTTGAAGAAAAATACCATGAATAAAATGTTCTTTCTCTCCGCTTTCTTTAGCTTCCGAAAGGTACTCAACGTCTTCAGTTATTTCAGTAATGAGTTTCATTTTACTCTCTTAATTTTTATATGCTACTGGTACAATACGAACTGTTGTATCAGTACTTGAACAGTTAATAGTATCTGTTGGACCTTTTTCTAAAATAATACTTTCACCACCTGCAATAACAATACTGTATTTTAATGTTGCATTTGCATAATAACAATATACTGTATGAGCAGTATTTGGGTTATCATAATGTGTAATTCTTACAAGACTAGCATTATATGTATTCGATGATGTTGAATTACAAGTGTTTGAAATACCTAGTGGCTTAATAATTCCTGACATTATACTCTCCCATCTGGACTACCGAAAGAAGCACCATATGTCATTGGTACGTCGGCTTGTTCTTTTTCCATTTTCTTTTTCTTTTTCTTTCCACCTTCAAGCATTGGTATAGCTAGATCTTCATTAGTAATTTTATCAACTGCCTTATCAATACCCTTACGACGATTCAACAATCTACGAGTATCATTTAGATCGCCTTTACCAAGATTATATTGACGTTTTGCTAAATCTCTAGTAGCGCCTTTAACATAATCTCCATATGTTTTATCAGAAAGTTCATCAATTTGTTTAGATTCTTCTTTTAAAGAATCCATATAATCAGCAACAGTATCCAAATAATCAGACCCCTTAGTAATTTTTGACTGAACCCAAGCTTCTAATTGACCCTCGCCTTTAAGGTGAGGCATAAGACGAGAAATGGCACGTTCAGCAGTTGCTAATTCATTACGAGCCATTTCAAATTCAAAATCAGGTTCTTCATTTACCTTTTTTTTTTCAAAATGCTTACCATTAGTTAACACTTCAGCTAAACCCTTCTTACCACTTAGTAGAAGTTTTTTTTTACCAGATGTTCCACAAGAGCAGCTTTCTTCCATCTTACCGCAAGATTCACACTTCATCTTAGATTCATAAACACCTTCTTTTTGTTTATCAAACTTAGCTTCTTTTGTTTTACCTTTGTAAACATCATCGCCATTACCTACGCGATCAGCATGCTTTTCTATTTCGTGATCAGCAACAAGATCCCTTTCAGCCTTTGCCTTGGGTGCGTAATCAACTCCTGGGTTATCACCAAGTGTTAACTTTGAAGTTGATGAACTCTTAACACCCTTAAGATCAAACTTAGTATCTTTTGGAGCAACGCTACGTAATGGCTTTGACATCTTATTCTTCCTCTGAGTTATTTTCTAATTCTGGTTCAGGAGTATAACCATACATTTGTTGCGCTACTTGAATTTTCTTATCATTAATTGCTGTTTGTAGCTTACTAATAATTAAATTTCCAAATGCATCTTCAAAATCTAATGGCTTTTGTTCCATAGCAGTAGTAACTAAATCTTCTAATTCATATTTATAATTGTCTGTCATTTCAATCTATTCCTTATTGTTGCTGACCACCAAGGTTAGAAGACATCTGTTTGGCAATTTCAGGATTCTTAGCAATAATCTGAACTGCTTGTTTATAAGCAGATTGTTCTTGCATTGAACGATTGTCAACACCTTTCTTCTTCATTTGGTTTACAGTTATTAACGCCTGTCTAACTTGTTCATATTTACCTTGGTCTTCAGGTGACTGTTGATCTTGAGAACCATCCATCTGCTGCATTTGTGCATTATGCTGTGCAATCATTTGCATATTCTGTTCTATGGCTGGATTTACCCAACGTGGCTCTTGTGCTTCGTTCTCAGCATTAATGTTTACATCTTCCTCAGCAACAACATCGTCAGTCTGTTTAAGAATATTTTTACGAATCCAATGATGAGAATAATACTTACCAGCCATATCTTGGAAATTACGAGCAAGGTTAACTCTTGCTTCTGCAATTTCATTATCTTTAAGTTCTGTAAAATAATTGTCTTTAGCAAAATCAAAACGTATCTTATGAGCAAGATCGTTATATTCTTCAATAGTCATA